GATGAAGCTTCTTTATTATAAGCCTCTACTCTAGCTAATTCATCAGCATTAGTTTTTATTTTTGATTTATCATAAGCTTCGCTTAATCCTTTTTGTTTGGCTTTAGACGCATCAAAATGTTGTTTAGCTGCAGTCTTTCTCGCAGGAGTTACAGTATTTTTAGATTGCTTTCCTGGCTTGGATTTAACAGTTAGCAGCACAGATGAAGCATCATCATGATCAGCTGCTGTAAAATCTTTATGGGCTGGATTATTAAAATCCATATAAATGTCTTTACCTGATTTTGTTTTTCCTATTGCCTTAGCTTCATTTACATTCGAATTAGATAGCATAGCAATTGCCATATCTATTTTTTCTAATTGATCTCCATACATATCAGCAATAGGACCCCCTTCTAATTCTGCTTCTTGTTCCATATCACGCATTATTTGAGCTCTCTTCATTTGGAGTGCTTTAATTTTGCTTGCATTTTTAGATATCGTTGGTTGTAATTGTGGTCGTGATTCACTATCTCTTCTAGCTCTTGTTGCCATTAGCACAGGATCGTTTATATCCATTTCATTTAATCCCCAAAGATCTTTATATTCAAATCCGCCTCTGTCTTTAGTATGTCCAGGACGAAAGTTTTTATCTTGCGTATATCCAGATAAAACATCTTCATCGATGTATCCTTCAACATTATTTTTGCTCTTTATTCCATTCTGCTTTAAAGTATCAATTAACTCCTCGGCTGCCATTACACTATACGTGGTATATACATCTGAACCTCTTTTCTTTATATCGTTACTTAAAGAATACGAATCATCTATAATAGCAAGAGCTCTTTTAGCATCTCTTACATCGACTTGAATAAAGTACTCTTGTTTGTTTTCTTTAAATGGATTTTGTTTTTTAGATGGCATGTCCATAGCGGGTAAATAAGCTTCACCAGCGCCTGTTACGTTTCCACCCATATCTTCTTTAAAGTATTCTTGAACTTGTATTGCATCTCCATTTAATCCTCTACTCTCAATATAGTCTACGAATCTTTCAAGTTGGTTTTGGTCAGTTACATAATAAACATCAGGACCATCATGTATATAATCTACATCAGCTTCAAAATCATTCAAAAATAAATGATCTACATCCTCATCGTCGATTGTAAACATTACTCGACCCTCATTGATTGGTTGTCTTAATTTAAATGTTGCAATTTGTTGATTAAATTGATCTTTGGCCATTTGCTTTTTTAATTTCTTCTATTAAGTCATAACATTGTAATATTCCTATAACAGTTTCATCTTTTATAGATTTGCTTTCTTCTATAGGTTTCACTAGTTTGTTTATTTCTTGTAACTTTATCTGCAAAACCTTGTCATCTGTAGACTTTTCGATATTTTTTAACTGAGATTTTATGTCAGATATTCTTTCATTTAAATAAGTCACTAAAGAACTAGTATCAGCTATGCTATTAATATAATTTTTTAATATAGATTTTTGAATATCGCTTAATGCGTTATACTTTTCGTTGAATTTTTCTACTAAAATTTTATATGCAAGCAGTCTTACATCACTATCTTCTTTCATAAAATCTTCCATTATTGATTGTGGAGCTTTTTTATGTGACACATTTAGCGATAAGTGTTCTAATAGCGTTATTTTATTTAAAATTATTTGTTTAGTATTGGTAGCTTTGCTGTTTTGAGATTCAAAAAGCGTATATAAACATGCATATTGTCTATAGTTATCTACTTTTGCCTTGAAAAAATCATCTATATCATAAAAAGATTTTATCTCTTTAATTAGATTATATTTTAATTTAGATAATTTTTTTTCATCTAATTTTTTATATTGCTCTAATAAAGTTGCTATCAACATATCAGCACGCGTCTCGCTTAACTTTTCGCTTTTAACTAAAGCGCTATATAGAGCATACTCTTTTGTTAATTCTGTGTCTGAAAAATATTTTTTTATTATTTTTATAGACTTAGAATCTTTATTGTTGATAAGATCTGATGTTGTCTGTCTTACTAGCAATTCAAATAGAATGCCGGTATTTCTATATTTTGAATGTTTTACCATGGCTTTTTATACTGTTAATAAATATATGGCGTTTACTTTAAATCTTGTTTAATATTGTCTTCGCTCAATAAAGAAGGCGAATCATATAATTTCGTACTTCTTCCCATTTTTTCTAATGTAGATTTATGTTTTGCCAGTTCTATTTGTGTAGATTCGTATGTTAATGGTCCGCCTTTATACGTAACTTTTATAGAATCTTCTGATTTGCCTTGACCATCTTTCATTCCTTTCTTTCCTATTGCATCTCTTCCGAAAACTGATGCATCTGTACCTATTTTAGATTGATATTTTTTTGGTCGACCTGGGCCATCTTGTACGTTTGTTTCATCATAACCAACTGGAATATCTACCGGAGAATCGCCTTTACCTCCATATAGACTGGCTAATTGGTGAGGAGTTCCAAATACTTGGCTTGTTTCTGATGGATCATTGCCTTCTTCTTCAATTTGCTTTAATCTAAATGCTTTTTTCTTGTCTTCTACTATCATGTCTTCCATTTCTGCATATTGATCTTCTGAGAACTGGAATATTTTATCGTAAATAAAATCTTTTGGTAATAGATTTCCTTCCATTGCATCTTTAGCTAGCGCTACTTTCTCTTTAAATAGAGCAACTCTTTCTTGTTCATATATAATAGATGGATTTGTTAATGATAACGAAAAATTAGCGGCTGATTCATTAGTATATCCATTTGCGTATAGGTGAACGAGAGCTACTTTAGTCAATTCTGATATTATAATTCTTTGCAGTCTTTCTATTGTTCTAGCAAATCTAATGTCTTCTGCTGCAAGAGTTGCCTTTCCCGTCAAATCTTTTTCATATCCCATAAATGCTTTAGGAATTTTTAGAGCAGCGAAAAGTTTTTCTCTAAAATATTGTACGTCTTCTATAGCATTGTATTCTAATCCTTTAGCAGTATCAATTCTAGTAGACTGATCATTGCCTCTTACAGGTATAAAAAAGTCTTCTAATAGATTTTGTTGATTATATTTAAGGTTATATTGACCGTTATGATCTATAAGAGGAGTTTTTTTCATCTTATTAATCATTCTTTGCATGTAGTTTTCTACTTCGTTTGGAGGTATTGCTCCTACATTCACATAAAATGTTCTACGTTCTGGAGCACGAGTGATACGATGAATTAACATTGCATCCTCTATAAGAGTATATTGTTTAAATAACTTTCTTCCTGGTTCTAAGTAACTTCTGCCATACGGCAAATAGTTCACATCACCAGTTAGTCTAAAATGCGCCATTTCAAAGTTATCGAAGTATACTCCAGGATCTTCATTATTGTATGCGGATGAGAATCCTGATGTTGTTCCAAGAGCTCCAAGAGGATCATATTTAAATCTTACTTCATTTGGATTTGATGGATTGTAACCTTCTTGACGTATAATATTATATGCAGAGAATGGAATAACATTATATACTCCAAACTTTTCTGCTATTTCTAATTTCAAGTAAAAATCTCCGTATTTGCACATATTTCTTATCCAAGCCCACAAAGTAAATTCTATATTTAATACCGAATAAAATAGGTTGTATAGTATTTTTTGTATATTTTCGTCTGATGATCTAATCTGCAAGACTTCTCCCTGTTCGTTTTTAAGCGTACATTCGTCAGCTATAATATCTAATGCAGATGAAACTATAGCATCAGTATCCATAGCGTCATAATCAGCATATATTTGAACCCTAGCTGATTGGTAGTTTTGTGCTAGATTCAAATTAACTCCATACGCAGTAGATGTTGTATATATTTTATGAAATCTATCTACTAAAGCATTATTTTGTATAACACCGTTTGTTTGGATTCTGTCTACGTCCATTACTTTTAAAGCGCCTTCTCCACTATTTCTTATGATTACATCTGTAGAAAATAATCTCCTTAACGTAGAAAATAAATTATTTTGTTTTTGTTGTTCTGCCATATTTTTTATTTTATAGTAACCAAGTTAAATCTTCGTTACCGGTTCCTTGAGTATTTGTAATTTGCATAGACCATGGATTTTGATTGTAATTGCTATTAGCATTATACAACATAGAATCACTATTAGTTTTAGAGAAGTTATTTAGACTATTATATGTTAAACTCTCGGCTGTTTTTCTGTATCTCAATGATGTCTCTCTTAAATACATTCCTATAGAAAAAGACATGACCAGATCATCATGATAACCAGACATGGCTTGTTGTTTATTATTTTTCCATATAAAAACTCTAAATTCTTCTAATAATCTTCTAGATCTAATTGTGGCTATTTTGTTTTCTATAGAATCCCTCATTTTTTCTATCGCCAAAGGTCTAGTTCTTGGAGACATTGTAAATCCTGGGACAAGGCCGTCTGATCTTTGGTATTTATTAAGATACGTTTCAAAATCAGCAGTTGCTTCAGATCTTATGCTGTAGTACATATTTGAATATCCGCTCTCTTGTATCGATTGAACTACATCCCAGCCAATATTTGCATTTTCTACTACTAGTAATGCTTGATTATACTCGGTCGCACAAGAGATTAACACATTTGCGAACTCCCTTGTTCCAATTTGGGATTGATATTCTGCTACTTGAGTCATCGTATCAATATCAATAATGTGAAAAGCTGAGTAATCGCTTCCATCTCCTCTAGCTACGTCAGCTACTACGGCGTAGTATTTCATAGGATCAACATATTCCCATATCCAATAAGACTTGTCTACAAATCTTTTTTCTATAGGTTCTGTAATCATATTTTGCTCATACCAACTAAGAATCTCTGGTTCTATTACTGTATTTCCTGAACTCAAGAAATCGCAATCGCATTCTTGTGCTGCATTTCTTTTTCCTAAATCTACATCTTGTTCATCTCTCCACGCTTGATCTCTTTCTGGATGTACTGTCCAAGGTAATGAAATAGGTATAAAGTTATTTTCAGATTTTTGAGCTGTTGTATATGTTTTATGAAACCAGTTACCTATACCATTTGGAGTAGATAGTGATATACATCCTCCTCCTGTGGCAAGAGTCATTTTAGCCGCTGTATATATAGTTTCTATATTATCGATAAATGCGGCTTCATCTATAATCAAAAGAGATACAGCCTCAGAACGACCTGCGTCACTGGCTGCAGATACCGCTTTGATTTGAGATCCATTCGCCAATCTTAAGCTTAATCTATTGTTTTCTGTAGCAGCGGCTCCTATTTTCAACCATATTGGTAAGTTATCGTAAGCGAATCTAACTTTCGTAACCATGTTTTTTGCTGTGTCTTGTTTTGTTGCTATGACAAGAACGTTTTTATCTTTATTAAAGATCATTAGCCACAAAGAATATGCAGATACGAGTGTAGAGATTCCCAGCTGTCGAGATTTATTAATGATTGAGTCTGGATATTTTTGGAAAAGTCTAAGTACTTTTTCTTGGAAAGGATATAAATCGAATAGTTGTCTTCCTCGTTGAGGATGTTGAATCATGTAATACTTCTTCATAAAGTATACAGGATCTTGAGAACATTTTATGAACTCTTCTTTAATTCTCTCTTTTATGTTTGATTGTTCTGACACGAATAGTCTTTAATTTATAAATATATATTTTATGCAGTCAATTATAACTGTATAACTATTCGGTGCGTATTATATTATTTTATAAGCATATATCCAATAAGGCCAATAATTGCACTCATTGATATTTTAGTATATAATAATTTAGCTTTTAGTCGTTTATTGTCTTTTCTTAAATCATCTACCCACAATTCTTGAACTTTAAATTTCTGTTGTTCATTATTTAGCATATCTTTGTACATTTTTGTCTTTTCTTGATATCCAGAAATAACACTATCTTGTACTTCTACTTTTTTCTCTGTAAATGTAAGTTGCTCTTTAGTTAATTCATGTATTGCTTTTATGCTATCACAACCAACTAATTGTTGTACAATCGCTTTAGCAGCTGGTGCTGGTATATGTAATGTATCTTGAGATATAGCTGTTATTGGTATCAATAGCAGAATAAATATTATTTTTTTCATTAGTAATTGAATCTATTTCTTAAAAATGAGTCTACTTGCGTTGTATTATATGATTGTGTTTCTCTGCTAACTTCATGATAGTATTCTTTAACTATCATAGTTTTTTCTTTGATATTATTTATTCTAAATTGTATATCAATTAATTTAGTTTCGTAATCGTATATAATACTATCAACTTTTTTTTGTCGCTCAATTAACGCATTATTAACTTTTGTAAGTGAATCTATTGTATTTTTATATTCTATTGGAATTTGTGGTTCTGTAGTAAAAATATGAATTAATACATATAAAGCAAATAATATTGCTATAGCTCCTAAAATTGTGTATATTATATTTTTTTTCATAGATTATATTACTACTGATACTAATCCGTTTTGAGTTTCTTTTACTATGACCATAGCATCGAGAAATGCGAATATTAATGCTTTTATATTTTTTTTCTTTTTAGCAACATCTAGTTCGTCTACCATATAATTAATTTTATCAGATTTAAGTAAATCTTTAATTGTATCAAATTCATTTACATAATCTATAAATTGTACTTCTCTACCTTTAGGCTCATCAGCTCCTGCCATTACTTGTTTTAGGGATAATTTCGGTTGATCTACTTCAAAAGTATCATTAACGTTTGCGTATGTTTTTGCGACTCCATATTCGCCTTTTATGTAAGATAACCCTTCTACATTATGCATGATCTTTCTTACTAGTTTTGGAGGATTTTCCATAGCGATAAAGCCATCGATTCCGTACATATCAAAGATGGGTTTATTTTTTATGGTTAATTCTTCTTTTGGTATAGGTAATATTACTCCATCTAGTATTATTCCAAAATACGAAGCTAATTTTGGCATATATGTTATCCACATTCCAGCTGATCCTTCGAATAGCATAGAATCACTTCCAAATGCTCTCCCCTGGCTTTTTACATAGTCGTATACTAATGTATACAATAGCTTTCCTATTCCTTGACCTCTTAATTCTGTTGCTAAATTAGACCACTCTACTGTTTCTACTACTATATCGAAAGCTTTTTTAAGATTATATCTACGATAACTAGATGTATTTGTTTGCATAACCGCTACAAAAAACTCTTTAACTTGCTTAGCTGATTTGTTTACTAAATAGTATTCATAGTCGGATTTACCGCTGGTTTTTAATATTAACATGTATTCTCCAGATTGAGTAACAATCTTGGTTCTTTTAGCTAATGATTTTGCAAATACTTTGTTGTTAATTGGTAATTCCAAATAGTTAGCGTCTTCAGGTAAACCCCTATCTAGATCATTATCTATATCCAAAGTAGATATTGCCTGGTCAGCCATGTCTTCTAAGTTTTTAGAAGATGCGTGACCTTTTGAAAATGTAATTTCTTTTACTATTTCTAATAATCTAATCATATTAATCTTCTTGTTCTTCTGATGATGGATTTTCTACTGCGTCAATTTTCTTTTTTACGTCTTTTATTTTTTTCGGTAAATCTCCAACAGCTTTTTTGTAAGCAGTTACATTAGTCAATACTTTTCCTTGTGGAGTATCTTTTGTAAACTTAAATATAATGTCTTTTAATTTACCTTGAAGTAGTTTTAATTCTTTTTTATTTTTATCTAATTCTTTTGCTCCTTTATCATTTTTCGCTACCTCTTCATCTGAAGGTTCTTCTTCTTCGTCTGTTTCCAATAGTCTTTTATTCCCTATTAGAGTTAGATTATTTTCTATTAGATATTTTTGTAAGTTGAATGACATATTATCCAGTTTTTATTTGAAATCCTATATTTTCGCCTACGTGATCGAAACTTGCTTTTGATTCGATATAGACTGATATATCTTTAGACTCGTACGGATTTACATTCGGTTCTAAAGTCTGTTTATTGAATTCAAATTTTACGTATACTATACCAACAGCTTGTTGAAATAATTTTGAAAAATCTAATTTAGAATCATTATTAATATCGCGACAAATATCTTTTTGTATTGAAGCCATTTCTCTTGAATCGTATCCATATTTAGACCATTTTTCAAAATCTTTTTTAGATGAATCTAAAAATCCAGGATTGTCTTTTAAAAATTTTGCGTATCTTTTTTTAGTATCAGATTCTCCAAATTTATCTATGAGTTTTAAAATCTTTATTGCAACATTTTCTTTTTTGCCCTCTTGTGAAGATAATACTGTATCAAAAATTATTTTTTGATCTTTAGTCATTTGATCTTCTATATTTTTTTCTTGTATTTTTTTCAATACATCTCCAAATTTAACAACATTTCCTTTTACTCCTTCTGCTTTTGCGCTAACATCAACAATTCTACCATTCGCTTTTTTAACTCTGTAATCTATCATTGGATAATTTCCGGCTTTTGGAAAGAATACTTCTTTGCCATTAATTCGTTCTGCATATAATATAGAACCTAGAGGTTCTCCAAAATTTTTATTTATTTCGGCTATAAATTTTTTATTTTGTAAACAGAAATTAATAACTTTTTGAGATGGCTTTGCGAAACCCATCATACCAAGTAAAAATTGCTTTTGTGAACGGTTTAATTTTGGATGATTTTCAATACCAGTTTTTAATTGAGATCTTAGCGTTTTTATCGGTACAAAAACGTCTAAATCAACTCCTAAAGATTGAGGTTTTAATTCGTAATATTCACCGCTTGTTTTATCTCTCTTAATGGTTATAGTAATTTTTTCTCCTTCTTTTGTTGTAATTCGAAAATTTCCTGATCTATCTATGCGCTTTCCATATGTTCCTAAATTTTCTATATCAGATACTACGTTTTCCCTATCATCATTATAAATTACTATATGATTTTTTTTGTCAGGTCTAATTTGAGATCTTTTAATTTTAGGGACTCTAGTTAATAAATCTTGAGCTATTTCTTTTGCGTTAGTACTTAGAGTGTTATATGTGTTTCTAGCTAGTTCTACTAATTTATTTTCATTTATTAAAAATCCTAAAACATTTTTTACTTCAGCAAGTGTCTCCTCTTCTCCGCCTTCTGCTGGCGGTGTTTCTCCTTCTGCTGGCGGTGTTTCTTCAGTTGCTGCAGTATCTTCTGTTGATTGTTCTGCTCCTTCTGGTCCTTTTACTTTTAATGGACTTCCAAATCTTAATAACCTAGTTATCGCCATCATCGAGGCTTGTTGTTGATCCAACGTCATTAAAAAGTAATTTTTACCGGCTATAGTAGCTTGATACGCTTTACCCATAAAAGTTAGGAAAAAATACTGACCATTATGTAGAACAATTTTAAAAGTACTAGGTTTGTATGCTATGATGTATATCCCGGTTAGTAATTCCTTAAAATTTTCAGACATCAAATTTATTAAAACTTGTTTTAGATTGTCGTATTTTTTCAATATAAAATTCATTGGATCATCTTCGAATGTTTTCGGAGATGGTTCCATTTTTACGTCGTTCTCTAAAAGTTGTTTTATTATATCTAGTTCTTTCATTTATTGTAATTATTATAATTCGTGATATCCAACATTTGCTTGATCTATATAATTTTGAGCTTGAGAGATGTGATCTTGAATCCATCCGGGCAAATTCATCTCTTCTTCGCCTATCTTTTGCATCAACTCCTCAGCGTTTCTTATGATATCTTGCAATAAATTCTGAGCCATACCTACTTCATGATCCTCTCCAGATTCTTGAGATTCATAAGAATCAGATTGATCATAGCCACATTCCATGCATAAACCTTCATACATCATTCCTCCGCACTCATTACACATCTTATTTTCGTTTATTGGCACACATTTATCTTTTCCATTTTCAGTACCAGCATATTTATAACCTCTCCAACACGGAGTTCCATCTATACCGCCTTTCTTTTCGGTTTCGTTTTGAGATAGTTTCGGCTTAGACGTAGTATATTGTTTCATGCCTATATTATAGGTTGTGTCTCCATAATTTTCTTCTTGTTTCTCTATATTTTTGGCTACACTTTTTTCCCAACTAGATATTTTTTTATCCTTGTCTCTGTCGGCTAATTCAGGTTTTTTAAGACCTGATTTTTCATATGATACTTCTGTTAAAATTTCTTTAAGCTTTATCATTATTTTTTACTTTTTCTTTTACAAGCTGCAGGAGTTGGTCTGCATCTGGGTTTTTGTGATCTTTTTTCTCCTTTTTCTCTACCGCACGCTTTACATTGTTTGTTGCCATCTACTTCACGACAAGTGTTGCAATCAATCCAACCAGAACTGGATCCTGGTGCGCCTTTTCTAGAAAACCATTTATGAAGTGATTCTTTTTCTTCTTCCTTTAAATCTTTCCAAATATCTCCATTTCTACATTTAACAATTGCTCCAGATCTATAAGCTCCGGGTTTATCATACTTTCTTCTAGCTATACGAAGACAGCGATCTGCTTTTTCTTCTTGTATAATTTGATTTAATAGACTCGTTAATTTGATCACTGGATTTAAAAATTAATATTATTAATTAAGCTATACTTACTCCCATTTTAGAAGCGATATTTTTAGCAATACTTACTATTTCAACAGCTTTAGTAGTTCCAAAAACAGCTTCTATACTCTTTATTATTGCTGATCCTGGTGAAATTATGCCTTTTACAGCAGTAGTTAATGCGATTCCAAGTATTACTGCATAAAGAACTTTTGCGACTAATTTTAATTTTTCTTCATTAATTTTACCATCCTTGTCTTTCCATTGAGATTCAAGAAATCCCGTAAGTTTTACTCCTTGAATTAGTATATTAATATAGAATTTTTCCCATTTTTTGCCAAATGATTCAATACCTTTTCCTGTCGCTATATCTTTATTTTTAGACATTTTTTTAGCTATAAAGTTAACTGCTTGCCCTAACCATTCTATTAATTTTGGAGCGGCTAAAAGACCGCTACCTACTAAAGCCGCTATACTTTCATCTATTTTACCTTCTTTTTTTGGTTCAGGAGCTTTATAACCTTTTAAATCTGATAATCCAGCTTTTAATTGATCGAGTCCGCCGTCCATAGCGGCATCTGGTTTTTGTTCTTCAGTTTCATTAATATACTGCTCAAGTATGTTTCTTAACATTAGTTTGTTAGTCATTTTTTAGTAATGTTTTATTTTTTCTAGATATTTTTTTTTATTGTTTTTTATATTTACCATTTTCTACAAGACCAATATCTTGGCGTTGTTCTATCTTTTGCTGTATCGCATTTGTGTCTTGCCCTAAAAGATTTTCTTCTTGCAGGGTTATTTTTTTTAATTTTTACCCCTTTTTGACCAAAGTTTACTTTTACTACGTTTCCTTGTTTATTTTTAACATATACTTTAAACTTTTTTACATCTCCTGCCATAGGTTTACCTAAAGAAACAGTTCTGCCTTGATATTCAGCCTCGTGCAATTTGTTAACGTGTTCTAAGATATATTCTTTTAGGCACATCGGACAGAATTCACCTTCGTTTAGTTCGTGTACGTGTTTCAATTATTGTAAATTTTCAAGTTTATATTTTGTACTTTCTATCAATTTAACTATTTCATCTACTTCATTTTGAATATAACTA